GCGGCTCGTGAGAAGATACCACGCTCTCCAGAGTGACTGTTATAAAGGCTTGTCCATTCAGAAAGAAACTGTCCAATATCTGGTTTAGTAATGTAAGCTGCTGAGTTGTTAGCGAGTGCTCTTTGTCCATTGTGTGTCCACCAATCTCCTGATTTTGCATGACGCATCCTATCATCTTCTAAGTCTGACAGACTAATCATTGCTGATCGCCTGACTCCACCCACAACAACAACTTCCCCGATTTTGCAGAGAATATCATGACATTCGAGAGATGTGAGTTTCCTACCAGTGGCTCCTCGGAACTTGTCAATAACAAATCTAAAAAGTTCATCCAGAGGTCCTGGTCCAGAAGCTCTACCTCCGAAAGTCTTGAGTCTGGCTCCAGCGGGACGGATTCTGCTAAGGTCGTACTTTGCAATTTCCCCAGAGTATAGTAGAGCGATGAGTTGGCGTAGTGCTTTAGCCCATCCTTCTTTCGAATCTGCAACAGAAATAACAGTCTCAGAAGTAAACAACTGGTCTGGCACTTCAGGTAGTTCATTAACATACTTTTGCTCCACAGAGAATCCTACACCTGTACCACAGAGCAGGATATACATTGCTTCATCAAAGGCTTTAGGGTCATCAATAGGCAGGTAACTGCAGTTATAGCCAGCAGTGTTGTCACGCTCTAGCGCCTTTCCTGCGGTCATGATAGCCCTCATAGAAGGCATTACTTCTAGGTTGATGATTGCATCCTTGAGTTCTTTATACAAGTCATCAGTCATCTTGTAGTTGTGTTTGTCCTGTAGGTGCTTATACATAAACACCATATAGCGATTGACAGACTCGTGCCAATGCTCACGCCGATTCATCTCAGGTAGGAACCGACTGTACCGTGACTTTGCAATAAATTGCTGATAATAATCCATGTTCTTATTCTTCCCAGTTAACAAGTTTCTCTAATCTATCTACTTGGTCTTCAATAACATCATCAAAGCGTTCAATTATATCCTCTGAACGGATTGACAATTCCTCTATGATGGAAATTTCATCCCACCGTTTCATCCTTTCTTTGATTTCCTCTAATGTCAGGGCCATATATTATATCACACTTTTCTTAGTTCGTCCACGCTTTTTTACTACTGGCTTGTCCAGATAGGTTATTGCCTTCTCCAAGCCTGTCTCCCAGTCTGCATAGTGGTCCCACCAGATACAGGTCATGTTGTCGTACCAATAAGTAGCCTCTGAGACTGGATACCAGCGCCAACACGCCATTGTTTCATCGCCTATTAGGTCCAGTGTCTTGACACCTACGCTAGCGGCACAGTGGGCAATTGCTGAGTCCACAGAGATAACTGCATCCAGGGTCTGTAGCTTATCAGCAGTCGCTGTCCATGATGGACTATCCAAGAATCCTTCGCCTAACTGCAGGGACACGAAGTCAAACTCTGGATGCCTTGCTATGAACTCATCAACGATGTCCTTCGGTATCTGCTTTGCTGCCATGTTCCATGACTTGTTGTTGGTGCTGTAGAAGATACCAACCAGTGGCTTAGACCGTGCAGGTTTAACTATATCAGGATTACGATAGAGTCCCTCTGCACCATACCAGCGGTCTACAGGCTTTGCTTCAATGACACCATGTTCCATCAGCAGATAAGGCATCGACATCATTTTGATCCTATAAGAACTAGGAGGACACTCTCTAGACTGCTGACTGTACATGATTGACTTATCCATGCGCTTCAGTAACCCTGAGATAGCGTCTGGGTAGACACAGTGTACACCACTAGCAATCTTCTTAATCAGCGGTATGAAGCGAGAGAACTGAATCATATCTCCCCAACCAGCCTCTGACCAAATGATTACATTCCTGTTGCGAATGCTTTGCCCAGGCATCCATATAGGTGCTCTATCGAAGTTAGTCCTGTGTCCTGGAAACTTAGCAGCGGGGTTCCAGAAGGCATCAGGCAGTGCTCTAAGTTCGTGCAACTTAAAGCCATTTGCCCAGTCGCCTTGTCTGATTAGATTCTGTCCTCGCTTGTAGTCCCTATCAGCATTAGACCAATCAATCTTTGTAGTACTTGTCACCAACGGCATCGTAGTTCTCTATCATGAATTCAAGGTAGTGTTTGGCTTTCTCTAGATCTTCTTTACCGTTCTTCTTGCGGTGTCGCTGTACATACTTAATTACATTGCAAGACCAAGGGTCTAATCCCCACGCTAACATTACAGGACGCCCCATAACGCCAGAAGTAAAATAATGAGCGTACACAACCCCATCAATAACAACAGGTTCAAGGTACGATGCAACTTCCCAACCATAATGTTCGTACTTAAGATCACTGAGACTAATAGTTCCGTCAAGTTTAGGGTCTCCTTCGACAGCCCTGGAAATTCTTTCTTCATGGTTTCCAAGGGTGAGAACCATTCTGGGTCGGTATTGTCTATCCTTATTTCTTCGTGCTCTTTCATTGTATTCCTTAATCGGTGCTAACAACATCTGCATTGCTTTGTTAGTTACTTCAATGTCAGTCTTGTAGCGTCTACCTTCAAAACTCTTCTTACCGACATCATAACTAGACAGGCTAGGCATATCAGCAAAGTCGCCAATCTGAACGATTACATCTGGCTGCTTCTCTACTAGATATTTTCCAACCCAGGTAAGATAACTAAGGTCAACACCGTCCTTGACTTGACAGTCTGGGATTATGGCATGAACAGTCATTACTCTTCCTTTTCTTCGTCTTCTTCAATTTCGTCTTCTTCCTCTTCCACACGAGCAATGTATTCACCAGGACCAAGTGTTTCAAACATTCCTTGAGTTTTTTCAAACCCGTATGGGTCCTTAATAATTACTCGGTCTATAACGCCTACATATCCTGTGCTTTCTAGGAACTTGCAGAATTGCCAAAGGATGGGAGGCCAAGCCACACAATCTTCAAAGTAGTGCCGAGCCTTGATAGAAGAGGCTTCAGGATAAACACCATGACCTTCGCTCTTATCCGAATCATAAATAAAACGATACACATTACTCATGTTTACTCCTTAGTAAGTTAAAGAAATACTCTGCATCTACAACTACAAGAGGGCTGGACCGATTCTGTTTAATAACGACAACAGGTTCGTGTCCTCCTGCATTTCCCTTTGCTTGTTCGTAATAACCGTATACTGAGATAGTTGCTCTGGACTTGCATTCCACACTGATTGGTAAGACCCGTCTGGCTGCTGGACTAAATAGCAGGTCTTCCCCCGACACGCCCATACTAACTGAGCGTACATCATCGTGCTCCAGATTGAACTTTGCTAGGATTAGGTCTCTTACCCACTTTTGTAGGTGTCTTCCTTTGGACTTGGCGCTGCTGGGTTTCAAAGACCACTTCCTTTCTTATCTTAATCCACTGCTTAGGGATATGCATACGGGCATTGCTACTGTCCATACTGACTGTACTAGCGATACATAAAGCATCATCGGTCTCATCTACAATCCATCCTATAGTGTGGCATAAGTGAACCTCAGCTTTGACTCCCTCCTGCCACTCTACATCTGCTACTGCGTCAACCCACTGGATGTATTGAACAGGGCTGGTGACCAAATCTGATTTTCTTTTCTTCGAATCCATAACAATTGTCCATTCTCCAAGACTCGGGTTTCATCGTTGTCGTATGCCTTCAATACTGCCTGATACATATCTTCTTCGGTGATACAGTCCTGAAGAATCTTCTCAGCCTTCTTTGGACCAATACCTCTTAGACCAATAATGTTATCAACCCTATCGCCAGTAAGAATCTGCGTATAAAAATGTTTGATAGCTGCTTGGTCATCAACAAAGTATTTATCATCTTTAATAAAGTTGTAGTGCCAACCACGAATCATATCCAAGTCTTTGTCGATAGACATGATTACGAAGTCCTCTGTATCCTCAAACTCATAAGCCCTGATACCAATCGCATCATCAGCTTCTTGATCTTCTTGAACTACACAGCCCCATGCAGAGATAAGATACTCACGGATAAGGTCATAATGGATTGGCTTATCCGCTGTACGATTACCTTTGTACGGGGCTGTTACCGCTACCTCTTTCCTGAAGTTGTTGGAGCCAGTGAGATAACCTTGGTAATCACCTACCCAAGGCTTCATCACTAACTCCTCCATGAACTCGGCTGTTCGTGCCACGCAGATTTTATCGCTCACATCCTGAGAAGCGAATCCGATACGATAGCAAACGATGTCAGCGTCAATCAGTGCAAGCATTTACTTCTTCAGGAATGTTGCCATTGCTTCTAAAGCCTGAGCAGCTTGCTTCTTGCTGCTGAACTCATTATCGTTGATTGTGACAGAACCATCTGCTCTAACTGAGAAGCGAAATGTTTCATCCCAACCAAGGACACTGAGACCTGGATTGCTAACCTCAAACGATGACTCTACAGGCGATACCATGAAAGACATCTTGGGGTTTGTTGCTACTGCTTTCTTTGCCTCAGCCATAGTTAGATCCTCTCAATGGCATAGCCATGTTGGTTGATGTTACGGCTTAGACCTTTAGTGCGAAGATACTTACGCAGCGTGTTACGAGCAAGGTCATACGACTTAAAGCCTTTAGCAAACAACTTGAGAGACAACTTACGGTTATTGAGTTTTACAATGTACATACTTTCTCCTATTAAAGAACATCACTATCAACTGTAACTGCATCGGACTTGTCATACACTACTAAATCAGTAACAACTAACTTGTCGATACAGGCCATTACACCACTCTTGTAACCCTTACCAGCGGGATACTGATATGGTTTAATTAATGCCACACCTTTACTGCCGTTACCTACCTTTGCAGTAATCGGATTACCATCAAGGTCGGTAGTCTTGATTGGGAAATTCGAAGACTTAGCAGTGATGAATCGTCCCTTCTCAGGCTGTCCTTCTTTGGTGCGTACATTAATTCCCATCGTCTTCAGCACATCAACTGCGCTGTCGCTTAGATTACACAGGTCTACCTGATACTTGCCTGACAACTCGTTAGGTGTATCCAGGAATGCCCACATAATTTCTGCTTGCACTTTTACTGGTTTCACTTCCATTCACTTCTCCTTTTTAAAAGACTACATAAATATTATAGCACATCAGTGGAGTTTGTCAACATCCTTTGGTGATGATTTCATATCGTGAAACAGAGCCATCATAAAGGCTGTGCTAAAGATAGACTTTAGGTCTTCCATGTCTGAGACAGATGTCTTCATGCTAACTGTTCTGTCCTTCTTTATGCACAGGAATACGACATCTTCCATATCATCCCAGAATTCATCGTCTTTGTCTAGTGGGTGTTTGCCCATGTTTTACCTTTCTTGTATTCACCATCTAATGGGCATCGTAGTCCCAGTTTAACACCAGCTTGCTTGATACTGCTTACTGCTAAATCACCTACTAAATCTGCGTCTTCCTCTGAGCACTCTATTTGCCACTCGTCATGCACATTGGCTACGAAATTTGCTTTCAGAGACAACTTCTTAATCCTCTGATCCAAGATGACAAGAGCCTGCTTCATCACTATCGCACCAGCACTCTGGAGTAGCGTGTTAAGTGCTGCGTGTGCGGAGCGAACCTGTAATTGCCTACCGTCAAGACCTGGAATCGTCCCTTTCTCTGATAAACTTTCAACTTTTTCTCTAAGGCGTTTGAGGGCTGGCGTGTTACGAAGAAAATTGCTGATGAGTTCTTGTCCTTCCTTCGCCGAACCACCAACAATCTTCCCGATCTTGGCAGGTCCTGCCCCGTATAGTAAAGCGTAGATGAATGTCTTTGCTTGCGCTCTAGTCTGAAGACCTGCCGCAACTTGGTTTTTGGTGTGGATATCACCTTCAACGATTTCTTTAGCATACTGTGCATCCTTCATGTAATGTGCAAGCATTCTTAATTCTAACGATGAGGCATCAGCACCAACCAATACCTTACCTTCGTCTACTGTCCAGCAATCCCTGCACTCTTGGCCCCAAGGGCTTGAACTACTAGGGACCTGTGCCATGTTAGGGCTGTGGTG